GCTGCCTTTGACCGCAAATCAACTCCTTCCGCTCGGCCAAATTGACGCTCGAAGATGGTCAACTTCTCTTCTGTATCAACCCACTCGGCGGCAATATTGAATGCCACTGGATCGTCATTCAAACCCTGCAGCAGTCGGTTTTTCAGTTGGAATGTCAGCGCCATGGTGTTCCCCTATTTGGTTTTGCTCAGTATAGCACCAGCTAAAGTTGAAGTTTAAAGCCCCTCGCTGGGAGGGGCTTGGTTGTGGTTAGCTAAACAACCAATGCAGTTTTGCTGTGATGTAGTCTGCAATATCCTGATGCGCCAGGTCGTTCGGGTGGGTTTGATCGACTACAACACCGCTGGAATTAACAGTCAAGTATTCCGGTTTCAGATGTCTATCAGATAGATTAGTGATGCTTGTGAAATCAAGCACGCGCCCGCCACTTTCCTTGTAGCTATCTACAAACGCCTTGATTATTGGCTGTTGGATTGTTTCTCCCGAGCCATAAGCGAATGGTCTTAGCAGAACAGGTACTACTCCGTATTCTATGCAGGTCTGTATCAGCAGTTCAGCATAGGCGATTGCATCGTAGGCGACCTGAGCAGTCGTACCTATCAGGACATTGTTGACAGTCCACGGTCGGATAACTAGATGAGTCAAACACCCTGACATAATAACTGGCAGTATGTCATTGAAGTGGCGGATGGTGAGAGCTCCGACCTGGGCGCAGCTTACATACCCGGTTGGGTTTCCGGCAGCATTCATAGCTGAAACGACACGCCGCATATACCCATTGATATTACCACCAAACTGCGGCACTGCTGTGGTATCTACCCAGCCCTGATCAGTTGAATCGCCGCAAATGCCGATGGTTCGTACAATTTTACCCCTCACAAAGAACTCAATTTCAACGGCTGGACATGCGCCAGCTTGCGCCCATGCACCTGGGTTGGTAATCGAGTTATCTGCACCAGACATACCAGCATAAAACTCAGGTACTACAGCCGAGAATGGGTTGGCGTCTGTCGCGTTGATTTCGTTAGTGGCGAACACAGGTACATCAGTCCCGAATATTCTGACATATATCAACGGGTTTCTGCTCGGATGATCAGTGCGGTCTAGTGATTTTATCTTGATGACATCGGAATAGATGCGCTCCTGAATTAGCGCCTGCCCAGATCCACTTGCCCCTGTTGATGTTACTGTCACAGCCCCACCACCTGGATTGCGCGGGTTTTTGCGATTGGTTGATCCGAAGGTAACAACAGTCGGGGTAATATTGCTCCCAGCCGCGTCAACCGGCCCTAGCTCGTTATACGCCGCCGACGGTGCTACGGTAACTTTCCATGCGTTTCCGGCACTAGCTGCGGATACTACATTGATGCGCACAGCGTCAAAGTGAGCAGGCGCTTGGCGTATCATCTGAGATGTCTTGCCAACTCCAGGATACACGGCGGGAGTTGACATCAGGCGCTCAGCGCAGATAGCCTGCGGCTTGAATGTCGTTTCCTTTAGCGCAAAAGACCCATTACGCACCTCAACAAGATGCCCATCAACAACCACAGTCGTTCCAGCCCCCAGCGTCGCCGGATCTGGAAGCGTATCGGCGGTGTACTCCCGCTGACCATTTGGCTGCACTTTGTAGATGGATGGTGATCCTGAGATCACCGTCACAGTGTAAGTTGCGTCATACTCATAAGGCCCGTAAGCCTGCGAGTTTGCGATCTGTTTTTTGGAGATGCTTACATCTACGCCTTGCAAAGAAACATCATAGTCAACTGGCGCCCCGATAGAGTCGATAACGAGCTGATTGCCAGCCTTGAGAGTTCCGGTTTGTGTTGCCATTTAACACCCCATAAAGAAAAGGCGGCGCTTGGCCGCCTTGTTGGCTTACTCTTCTGCTGGCTTGCGACCGCGCTTCACTTCTTCGCCAATCTTGGTGAGCTTTGGCGGGTCTTTCTCCACCCACTCATCAGGGATTTGGTCGGCAAACTTGGCATCATAGACGATCAGGTTACGCTGGCGGGCCAGCGCCTTTACGTCTTCGTTGTACTGATAGGTCGGAAACTCTACCAGCCATGCTTTGCGTGATTCTGCCATGTGATTACTCCTGACCTACAGTGAGGACGCCAGCGCACGCCTTGACGGAAGTCTTGACCTTATCCCAGTTGGTGCCAGTGGCCAGCTCTGCATCGGTCGGAGACTTGCCGCCGTTGGTTTCATCCCAGGTAAAGCCTTTGATGCCCAAGCCGAAGGTGTAGTCTGACTGCATTGTGGTTTCAATGCGGGTCTGACCGTTCTTGGTTTCGATGTTGGTGATCAAGTCGCCAGAGTCGGAAACCATGATGCCGCCAGCGGTCAGCGTCAGCACCTTCTGCTTGTTCGGAGTGCCAGCAACACGCAGGGCCGGAACGTCAGTCACGACAATGGACTTGCCGAGAATATCGACAATTCGCACGGTGTCAGATTTGAACAGGTCTTGTGCGTTTGTCAGGTTCTCGCCAATCAGGGTGTGGTATTGCAAACCAGTCATCACGCGAGAAACCAGGCGCTGAGACATATCACCAAACAGCGCATCGGTTGAGTTCAGCGCGGAGTGGGTGATCTTGGCAGTTGCAGACACATCATTCACCAACGCAGCGACGTTACCGATAGCAGCCACACCAGCAGCCACAGCAGTGTTCAACTGGTCAGCCAGCAGAGCTTCTGCAAACATACGGGCGGCCACTTCAATGCCTTCTTGAGTCGGCTTGTTCAGCCAGGACATTTGGGATGGCTCGTAGCGGATAGGGCCGAAACCACCAGCCACCTTAACCATGGATTGCTGGCTTTGGGTCAGGTCTGTTGCGGCGGCGGATGCTTGAGCGGCATAGCGATCGACTCGACGCTGGGCAGAGTGCAGGGCGTTGTAGAAGGACTCGCGGAAGAAGTCGCCATCGAAACCAGCAGACTGCAGAACGATAGCACCATTGGATGCGGCGTTAAACTTCTGGATTTCCTGCGGGTAGATTTCAGCCAGCACTGGCATCAGGTAGCTGTTAAACACTTGCATTTGTGACAGAGACATATTTGTACCCCTTAGTGGTTTGGTCGCCAGTTATCGAACTGGCAGGTCTTTTAGAGCTGAAAACTTGGGAGCAGCCCCGCTGCCTGAACCTTTACCACCAGCGGCCCCACCACCGGATGCTGCATCTGCTTTCATGAGATGCGAGATTGCTGGATGTTTTGCCATCCACTTTTTGAACTCTGCCGGGTCGGTCGTAATGACGTTGCCAGCGAAGTCTGTAAACTGTGTTTTCACCTGGTCGCCGTCCAGCTCGGTCTTTACAAGCTGGGCAACAAGGTCAACGGATTCTGGCGCGATGAAGTCACCAGTGAATCCGCCCAAAACTGCCTTCTTGCTCTCACCCAAAACGCGAGACTCAAGAGCCGTGAGCTTTCCAGTTAATGCGCCTTTTTCCTTCTCGAACTCACCACGAAGAGACGCTTCGAACTTGTCCAACTCTCCTGACTTTCGTGCGGCCTCTTGCTCGGCGGCGAGTCGCGCAGCTTCCGCATCCTTTGCCGCCTGAGATGCTGATTTCTTCTCTTTCAGCAGCTCATCCAGCTTGGACTTCATACCCTTGGTCAATTCCTCAACCTCGGCAGCGGTGAACGTCTTTTCAGCTTCACCACCAGCGCCGCCACTAGCAGCCCCTTCGGCACCAGCCTCTTCGCAATACTTGCGCATCATGTTTCGGATAAGCATGTTTGGCCCCCAGCCATTGATAACGCTTCGATTATAAGCTCACGCATGTTGTCAAGCAAATATCTTGATGGTGACGATTAGTTTTTTCCATTTTACCGCCAAGCAAATTCGATTGATACTTATCTCGAACACAACAACAGGAGATAGGCATGAGCACAGAGGACGCAACAATGTCCAAGCACGAGCTTGACATGGCGATGGCAGCGGTAATGTCTGAAAATATTCCGCCTCGCAGATGGCTGTGTAAGTTCGGAGAGATACACCCATCATGCCAGAAGGTTAGAAGGACAAGCACATGGAGGGCGTATAGAGCCATGAAGAAATCAAAGCAAGAAGAGCTTGATGATCGAATGGCAAAGCTGAGCGCTCAAAGCGATTACGCGTAGTTACCTATACCTACCATAGTTAACCATCAAGCCAGCATAACGCTGGCTTTTTTTCGATTGAATATTTCGATTGTAGCAGGCAAAAGAAAAACCTCCGAAGAGGGTTATGCGCTCCTTTTATCGACAGAAGCCACGCCGCCAGCATTTGTGCATCGTTGAGATGCTACTGGATTTTGTTGTGGCGTCTGGCTCTGAGGACAGATTCACGCTCTGCTGCGCACCACAATTCAAACTTTACACCATCCACCAAAAACATCAACGCAAAGTTTTCATCGTTTCGATAAATATCCCGCCACCCGCTTATCTGCTTCCGCCATTTCCTTCAACGTGAGCGCTCTGCCTAAATCGTCCACTGTGATTTTGCGGAACCCTTCGGCATCCAGTCCGGCATTGCGGAAGATGGCTCCCTTGGTCTTGCCTAATATATCGTCCTGGTAGGCCGCTGGTTGCTGCTTGAGCCATTGATAGTAACTGATGTCTGCCGACACTTGCTTGCCGCCATCGGCACCTTTGCTGGCCCGTGTAGCGCCTTCGTCGAAGATGTCGAATTCTGGTGATAGCCAAGGACTCACGCTAGTCCTACAGGAAAAATGAAATGGCGGCTTTGGTTGCACCTTGTCGGTGAACTTGATTTTCTTGCCATCGGCGGCGCGGCAAAAATTTGAGGTGCGATTGTCAAGGGTGGCCACGAGCTCATATCCTATGACAACATCCTCATTTTCTTCCATGACTGCCATTCTGGCATTGGTAGCAACGTGCATCAGAGCGGTATTTGCCACCGATTTTGCATTCCTCAGCGATATGTCAGCCAGGCCACCATCACCGACCACATTCTTGATAATCTGGCGAGTAGTTAGGCCCTCCACAAATCCTTGCTTGCACCCCATCACCAGGCGGTTAACCTCATCAACCCCCCAATCATCCATCATCTTTCCAAAGTCGATAGGGCTGGTCGATAGTGCCAACGGCTGAAACTGCGCAGCAGCCCACACCTGGCCAATGGTCGGCTCAGTCAGGTTAACGCCAACCCACCCGCCGATAGTGTCTGCCTGGTAGGCGGCCTCGTACTTGGCAAAATCCTTGAGCGCCTTCTCCAGCTCTGCAAGCCATGCCCCTGCTGGTTTATTCAGCGTGTTAGCCAGCGTATTCAGCATGGTCTCCAGCCGCTTTGCTGTGCGCTTCTCTGCATCGAATCCGGCCACCTTTTTGCGGATGATGGCCTTCATTTCGTTGAGATACGGAATCACGGATTGGCCTAGACCGGCAGCATGTTTGATGGTTGAGATTTGGTGAGCTAACAAAGTGTCATTTAGTGATGCCATGTGCGGCCTCGATACGGTCTAGTGCAATATTGAAATACCCAAGGTCTAGCTCAATGCCAATGAACTTGCGGCCAGTGTTGGCGCAGGCGGCACCGGTCGAGCCAGATCCCATAGTGAAGTCGAGCGCAGTCTCGCCTTTGTTGGTGTATGTCTTGATTAAGTACTCCATGAGGGCGACAGGTTTTTGGGTTGGGTGTAAAACAGAGTTGTTAGGGTTAGCAAAATCTAACACCTGACGAGGATAACCATTTTTCTCTATTTTTCTGGAAAGTTTTGAATTTTTTCTAGCGGGGTTAACCCCTCTGTCTCCGCCCAAGTATGTTTTTGGTCTGGACCACTCTAAATCACAGTCTTCTAAGCCTTGTGGGTTGTACGGCATGTTCTTGGTAGAGCCGTTTGCTGTACAACCTTCGGAAAAAATCATAATCGTTTCTAAATCTTTCAGGGGTTTTAGTTTGGCATTGGTAAAACCACTAGGTCTTGTTTTTCTCCATTGCCAGTCGTATTTAAAATCGGGTAAGTTACTAACCCTGACCAAAGAACAGAATGGTTCTTGGCCAAACAATACGATAGCGCCATTCGGCTTAATGATGCGCTTCAATTGCTCCCACATTGGCTCCAGCGGGATGATGGAATCCCATTTACATGCTGTTGTGCCATATGGAGGATCAGTCAGCACCATATCAACGCTGCCGCTCGGTATTTCCTTCATCCTTTCCAGGCAATCGCCCTGCATTAACCAGTAACCTTTTTCGTTGAACATGCTTCCTCCGTTGTTTTATCCAGTCTATCACCGTCATGCGAATGACGAAAATCAGGCCATGCGCTTGCCTATTTCTGCTGCAACCTTGGTTATTGCATAACGGACTGCTTGCTCATCGCTGCAACAGCCATCA